GTCCTACAACTCCAGCACTGCGCCTTTCTTGGCGAACATTGTGCTCGGTGACCAGGCATTCGGCGTACCTAGCCTCACAGGCGACTCGCCCTATAGCCCCAAGGTCCTAATTGCAGAAGGTCCTGACAAGTCCGACCCTCTGGATTTGGTAACCTCGGTCGCTGTCAAAACGTACTACACCGCGATTCAGTTGAACGGAGCGTTCTACCGAGTCGTGTTTAGTCGTTCTGAAGTCAGCTAATTAAATGGGCGCGATCGTATTAATGATCGGGCCCGAAGCGAAGGTCCGGGGAGGCAAAAATCTCCCCGGGCCCGAACCTAAAAGCAAGGGGTCAAAAATGGCTAACATGGTAAATATTCCGATCGAGAATCTAACCATCTCGCAAGAGACCGAACAGGCCGAGCCTGCAATCGGCGATATGGTTGAATTGACCGGAGAAGTTGTTGAAATCAAAGAAGGCGTTGCCATGGTTCGCGTAAGCGAAGCAGAGGGAGAGATTGAAAAAGAAAATCCTAAAGCTGAAAGCGATGGAGAACGTCTTCGGAATGAAGCCGTCAAGATGGACGGCGGAGAAATGACGGAAGACTGATGCCACTCTACGAGTATGAAGACAGGGACACCGGGGGAGTTGTAACGCTCGAGCGTCCAGTAGATGAAAGGGACAATGTCCCAAGTAAGCTAAAAAGACGCAATTTTCCCTCTAGCTTCAGACTTGTTAATTGTGGTTCAGAACCAGCATATCATCCAGCGGCCATGGACGGTCGCAACATTCTAAAAGGTTATCACGCACTAGAACAAAAACTCGGCTCCAAGTTCCGCCCAAGACATAAAGCCGATACAATCAAACAAGTTTGGGCAAAACATAGGAAATTAGATCTATGAGTCAAATCAACATTCGCCGCGAATTGAAAGCAAAAGGCAAGCCTGTTCGGATTAATTCTGGAACAGAAGCTACCGCAATGGAATTCACCACAACTGCAACTACCGGAACATTTGTTTCTGGTACTTCGACCCTGGGAATTACCGTTAAGCTCAACGGCACCTCGTACAAGATTCCGGTCTACAGCTAATGTCTGCCGATACGGATAGGTTTGGGGCCAGGAATGGTTTCACAGTTGGCACCGCAAGTGTCGCTGGAAGTGGCTATTGGGCGATTCAAATGCTCGCCGATACTACATTCAGCGCTATTTCTGGTAACTATGATGGGACTCTGACTGGCATTACAATTGGATCTGGCAACATCATTTACGGTGAGTTTAACAGCTTCACTGCTGGAACTGGCCGAGTGATTGCCTACAAGGGCTAATTACCTATTAGCAGTCAAACCGTCCAAGGTTCAATCCCTTGGCGGATGATTGCATTTTAATTATATGCCAAAATTGTCTCTAGGTTTAGGAGTGCAGACTATCCGTAAGGTTGGTGGTGGAGCCGCACCTCTTGGCCTTCCAGCATCATTCACAATGACATTGACTCCAAGCAATACTGAAAATCTTGCTGGAGGATGGATTAAAGAAACTGGAAATTATGCTTACGCTTGGATTTTTGGTTTTTATTACAGAACAAATGACTCAAGACTTAGTGAAGGTGATCCCTATGGAATGTATGGGTATGTAAATGATAATTGGGAATTCAGAGGATGGGATGGTGACGGTGGTGATCTATATTCAAATACATATCCAGTATCTCAAGCATCAACAAATCAAACGTCTGTTCCAAGAACACAAACTCTTTTTCATGGAACTGGCGACAAGACAATGACAAATTCATAATGCATTTTCACCATCACCGCCGCTTGATGAACACCCCCTAGCGTGATAAACTAAAAAGGACAAATATATGGGCTGGCAAACACAACGCATTCTTCAAACCGTAGGCACTGCAACAGGCGGAACGCAAAGCATTAACTACAACCTGGATGCAATTGAGGCTTTGATGGTCACGCTCCAGGCCGACGTTGCTGATGGCATTCGTCCGCCTAACTCTACAACTGGCGGAACTGGTCCCACTGCATTTACCAGCACTAGCTACGGAACGATTGCAACTTCATCAACAGCTAGGCTCGGATGTACTATTTTCAATGAAGGTGCTGGTAGGTTATATGCAACTCTGGGTACTGGAACAACCTCAACAACTTCATACACCGTTAGCGTTGGAAGCGGAGAGTATTATGAAGTGCCAATGAACTACACTGGACTTATTGGCGGAATATTTGGCACAGCAGGAACAGCCAGAGTAACAGTATTGAGCTAGAGGTAAACTGTGCCTCTGTACTCAACAGCTTGCCCACTTCCGATTAATAGGAGGATTTCCAGGCAGAGAGGATCAACACCAGCACCCAGCGGGATTCCTGTGGCGAGTACGACTCAAGTAAATTTAACAGTTCCATTTAATTTTTATTTTGATGGAATAGGTACTAAAAGAACATCTGGAAGTATTTCGGATGGAATTGAAATAATTGGTGCAGGAGTAGGGTATTATACAGGTGGATACGGCAATGCTTACCCAACTTTCATTTTATCTCCAAATACATCTGTTTATGATCATTACGGAGATCAAGAACTTATACCATCAGAAGCAGGCTGGAATCTTTGGTGGTTTGGGTATGATTACGATAGTGGTCAATGGTCTCTAAATGGTAAACAGTCAGCAAACGCATCAACAAATATTAATTACATCCCCACAACTGGCTGGTATCTAGCCATCACCATCACCGCTGCTTAATGAACCTCCTCCTCCTCATCGCCCTCTTGCTCTGCTCCTGCTCGCCAAAGCCAGCAGACAGCAATGTATTACCGCGCTACTCGGACATGGGTGCTGCGTCCGATGCTGGAGCAGTAAGTTCTGGTAATGCCAAATGAAGCGCATCGCAACATGGATCACAGTCCTAGGTTTGCGTTTATTGCTGACGGCAAAGGATTACGCCTGTTTCAAGGAGGCACTGAAGTGTGCCGAGGACAACAACAGGCTTGCAAGGGGAACGAAGTATATCGGTGCAGTAAAGCATCTTCTGTCAGTCAACAGATCGATCAAAAGGATGGTAGACGACGGCAGGGACCGGGACGAGGTCGTCGGTGCGGTCGTACATCTTGCGGTCAGTCTCAAGTACCTGGAGTCTCGCAATGAGTGAAGACCAGGTGTGGGGCATAGAGGTCAAATTGGCCCGGATGGAAGAGCGCCAGGTCCAGTTGTATCAAATGGTCGAGACCAGCTTGTCAAACTACGCAGATGTGGTAAATAGAGTTTCTGCCCTGGAACACCTCCGTTCCAGGATATTTGCAATTGCTGGGGTCGCCGGGCTGCTGTTTTCCGTTGCCTGGGACCTAGTTAAAAACAGGATGAACCACTAATGGCTACACTAGGAACGCAGAACATTTCGACCAGTTACGTCCAGCTAATTAAAACTAGCGGTCTTACTGGCATAGACCCAACGATCCAGACCATCACCGATGGCAACAACGTATCCTCTGCGCTTCAGCTATCTACGACAGGCGTAAACTCAACTGGCACGCTTAATGCGGTTGGTGCGACCACCCTGGCGTCTAGCTTGGCTGTCACCGGGGCAGCTACGTTCAGTTCTAGCGTAAACATTTCAAGCGGAACAACCACAATTGGCACCCTGTCTGCAAGCACTGCCACCATCTCTACTGCCACCATATCAACCGCCACTATTCCAGTCCAGCTTGGGGCAATTACATTTGGATCTCACATAACAGCATCTACCGGGACAGCAACGATTGGCACAGCCACAATCAGCACAGCTACAATCAGCACAGCTACGATCCCCACAATCAACGGAGTGACAACCTTTGCTACTGGCTTCACATCTTCTACTGGAACGAACACGCTTGGGACGATTGCCTCCACGACAATTAGCAATACTGGTGTAGTAACAGTTGGAAGCCTTGAGATTGGTGGTTCAGCCGGACCAACACTTACAAAAGTATCCTATACTACGGCAACCTTTGGATCAGCTGTTGTCGCGGCGTATAATGTGGCAGACACGACAACCGGAACATTTTCGCTATCCGGAGTTGAGTTGGGGGACATAGTCATCGGATCAATTAATTCGCTCGGATCGACAACTGGCACAGTGCAGATTATGACCAATTTTTATCCAATTGCTTCAAATGTTGCAAGGTATGTCGTCAATAGCAAAGGAGCAACCGCAGGCACAATTCCCGCAGGAACAATATTCGCAACCGCAATGAGGTTTATAACATGAGCAAATTTAACGCGGGTCAATCTTTTGCTGATGGCGATCAGGTAACAGGAGCCAAGCTCAACAACATTACTGGATTGCTGGACATCTATACTGGGCTTATCTCCGAACAGTCGGCAATGGTTGCGACTGTAAGCACGGCAGACCAGCTTCTTATTGCAGACACAGATAATGGCGATAGCGGTGCGGCCAATAGGGTTACGATTCAAAAATTGTTAAACGACACTCTTACCAATGGCACTTACACCAATGCTAACCTATCTGGCACAATTACATCCAACCGCACTGTTGCCACCAGCGCAACGATTACTACTGGTACGATCCCAACCCTAGTATCCAATAATGCTACGATTGGAACTACAACTGGAACCTTGGGGAATTTTACTTCGGCTGCGATTACATCCGGAACAATTACTTCTGGCCTTATTCCAACCCTTACCGCCGGAACTACAACTGGAACTGCTGGCGTATTTACGTCTGGAACCGTTGCAACTCTTAACAGCACAAATGCAACGATTTCTAGTCTTAATAGCGCAACCTCAACGATCACAAATCTTTCCACTACACTCGCTGGCGATCTTACAATTAGCCAAGGCACAGCCACCGCAAGCACCGCAACTGTTGCAAAACTTGCTTCGGCTCAAGAATATACTGCAACACATAATTTCAACGCGACAACCCTGACAAGCGGCGCATCTATCTCCTGGAATCTTGCAAGCAATCAGGTTACGAGACTTGTTTTGTCAACAAACGGAACTATGGCGGAGGCAACAAACAAAGTAGATGGAGCAACATATATTCTAATTGTTACGCAAGGTACTGGATCAAATACATTGGCGTGGGATGCAACATATAAGTGGCCCGGGGCAACCGCTCCAACGCTTACAACAGGCTCGGCAAAATCAGACATTTTTACATTTGTTTCAAATGGAACATCCTTATTCGGAGTAGCATCGCAGAATTACTCGTAAGTTTATGGCGTGGCCAGTATTTCCTGTTTCATTTTTTGGATCGCAAGTACCGCCTAGCGTTGAGTATGTAATTGTAGCTGGTGGTGGTGGTGGTGGTTATATACCTAATGAAGGAGGACTCAACGCCTCTGGTGGTGGAGGTGCTGGGGGCTACAAATCTTCAGTATCTGGAGAAACATCTGGATCTAATTCTTCTATTTTATCTCCATTATCCATCCTATCTGGAAGGGAATACACAATAACTGTTGGTGCGGGTGCTTCTCAAGCTGGACAAGGAAGTGACTCTTTATTATATTCTACAGTATCAACAATTTCATGCTTGGGTGGTGGGCGAGGTGGAGGCTCAACTGAAGCCGGCGTGGGTGGCGGATCGGGTGGTGGAGGCGGACAAGCATATGGAACTGATAGGGGAGGTGGTTCTGGAACGGCTGGACAAGGATTTAATGGCGGGGCAGGCAGAAGCGATACAGTGACTTATAGGTGCGGTGGAGCGGGCGGCGGGGCAGGCGGAGGAGGTTATGATGGATACTCAAGGGGGAATGGGACTGGTGGTGCTGGAATTTCAAGTTCAATTTCTGGATCTTCTGTTACAAGAGGAAAAGGCGGTGATAATGGAGCAAGTAGCTCTGGAGAAACTGGATTTAACGGAACTGCAAATACTGGGAATGGTGGCATGGGCATTGGAAATCTTCAATATAATGGAGCTCAAAATGGCGGGGCCGGAGGAAAGGGAGTTGTTATTATAAGGCATCTTGCCTCATACAAGTCAGCCATAACAACAGGATCTCCGACCACAACAACAAGCGGAAATTACAAAATATACATATTTAACGATTCTGGAACAATTACCTGGTAATTTTATGGGATATTTTGCAAAAATTGAGGATAATTTAGTAGTTTATGTTATTTCAATAAATAATTTAACTCTAGGCGAGCCAGAAAAAACATTTCCAGAAACAGAAGGCATTGGTTTGGATTTCATAAAAAACACATTGAAGCTGGATGGACGATGGAAGCAGACAAGCTACAATAATTCATTCAGAGGGAATTATGCAGGAATTGGTTATTCTTATAATAATGAAAAAGATATATTTATACCTCCAAAATTATTTAATTCATTTGTATGGGATGATGCAATATTTTCTTGGGTTGCTCCAATTGAAATGCCAAATGATGGGAAAACATATCGTTGGGATGAGCCAACAATTAGCTGGATTGAGGTAAAAAATGACATTAACTGAAATTGCCCAATACGCAGGCGAGAAGATTGGCAAAACCGACTCGGATACGCTTAACTTCTTGCAAAAATCGGCCAGCCTAAATTATAGGCGGGTGTGGAACTTTGCCCCATGGAGGGAGAGCATCACAAATTCAACTTATTCAGTTTCGACTGGAACCAGGACAGTTTCACTTGGCTCCCTGGTCGAAAATCCTTTGTCCGTAGCTTACGGAGACAGCGAGCTCATGTCTGTTGATCTTCAGACAATTGTCAGTCAAGACGCGGACTTGCTTGATTCGGATAGAACCGGGACTCCGAGTCAGTATTATTTCAAGGGGAGGAATACTTCTGGGACTGCCGAAATTGACTTGTATCCACTACTCAACACGACCAGCACAACTACATTGAAAGTGATAGAAAAGGTTACTTGCATCACAAGACAAAATAACATTGTTGATTTTCCCCCAAGCTCTGCCGCTATCACAGACGAATTGCGTCTCCCGCACGTCCAGCACGTTGTTCTTGCCCTTACCCATGCAGACGCTCTCGAGCGAGAGCGCCAATACGCCAAGGCCCAGGCAGTTGTGTCGTCTGCAAATGCCGACTTGGCGCAAATGGCTCAGTACGAGATGAGCCAGGTTGGTGGAATTAAGGTTATTACTCCGTCAAGTTTAGGCGAATACAGCATCACAGACATAGGGGTTTAGTTCGTGCCATACTTCCAAGACAATCTGGACGATGTCCTGGCGTTCGACGGAATCCGTCAATTCAATGGCGGCCAGGCCAGTGGCATTCAATCGGAAAATTTGGCAGAAAACCAATCTCAAGAGTTAAGGAATATGACCCTGTCTCCACAGGGAAGGGCAGAAACTAGGTACGGATTCGCAACCTTCTCAACCGGAGGCACAACAACCGGGACAACTTCAGTCGGTGGGATGGGTTATTACGACACCGCAAGCAACGAGCAATTGCTTACAGTTTCCGGTGGAAGATTGTTCTCTGTAAACAATGGCGGAGTTGCAACAAGGCAACCAACGCTTGCAACCTGGTCGGCCACAACCTCGACCTGGGGCACAACAAGTCAGATATGGGAGAGTGGTTATCTGGTTTCATCTACAGCAAAAGTAAATATGACCCAGTTTAATGACTTTGAGTATCTTGTGGATGGGGTCGGACCATTGACGGTTTGGGATGGAACGAGCATAAAACAACAAGGGGGAAAGCTACGAGCAATTACAGTTTCATCTGCTGGTACTGGTTATACTTCGGCCACGGCAATCATTACAGGACCAGACCTTGGCGGAACGCCTCCAACCCTGGTTACGACTGTAGCTGGAGGGGCTGTAACAGCTATTGAAGTATCGAACAATTCTGATGCAAGATATTCATTTGCCCCGACTGTCACAATTATTGGCAATGGATCTGGTGCCACCGCAACTCCCTCTATGGGCCTGCCTCCTGTTGGGCTTCGTATTATTGTTGCCACCGGAGGGAATAGGCTATTCGGAGTTGGTAGCGGAGTAGAGCGCAACACGCTTTATTGCTCGGATATTCTCGATACTGCCCTGTGGGCATCAAATAACAGCATTGTCGTTGGGAATGGTGATGGGCAAGAAATAACTGCAATTGTCCCATACTACGCAAATCGGATTATTGTGTTCAAGGCGTCTAAAATTTATCAGGTAACTATACCAACCGATATGACTTCTGCCGCAGATTGGGTGGTTGAACAAGTAAGCTCAACAGTTGGATGTGCGGCTGAAAAGACAGCAGTACAGGTCAATTCGGACGTGTTTTTCTTGGCATCAGATGGAATACGTTCGCTCAGTCGGTCTGTTGCCGACGACTTTACTTCAGTCGGACTTCCACTCAGCGAAACTATTAAAGACGTTATCCTTTCTATTAATCCTGTTGAAATTCAAAAATCATACGCAATATTTCATGACAATCGGTATATACTTTCCGTAGCTACAGGCACAAGCGACGCCTGCGACACAATGATAGTTTACAACACAATCCTACAATGCTTTGAGGGAACCTGGAGTTACGCAGCAGTCCAATTAGAGCAAACAAATTTCAGTGCGTTAGGTCGCAGGCTTGCAGCCAAGTCTCCCAATGGCTTAATTACAAATTATAATGGATATAAGACGCTAAATTCAACAGTTGAAAGTGATTACAAGGACGCCGGTTCTTATTACGAGTCCTACGTTTCTACCAGGGCCTTTATTTTTGAAGATCCATTTGCCAGTAAATATGGTAGCCATTTCGAGGTCAGCTTTGATAAGACATTTAGCGAAGACGTTGACATATTTATCCAGCGAGACACGGACTCATCATTTATATCAGTGCTTGCTAATCTGGACCCATCAAATATTGAGCTCTCGATTCCTTTTTACATCCCGGCAATTCTTACCTCTCCCGAAAGAAAGAGAGTTGCCAATGATTTGCGCGCTTATGAGAAGTGGCGAAGCCTAGCCATTAAGGTGGCAAGCTCGACAGGACAATTCTCACTTCGCCAAATCATGGCAGCAGCAAACCCGGACACATTAGTACTTCAGAAGTCGCTATGACCGCCATAGAATACATTGAGGCGTCCGGGGTTCCGGAGGGAATGTGGCACAACCTAGCTGATTGGTTTAGATGGTTTGAAAGGCAGGGCATGGTCGGAATTGTCGAGGATTCGGATGGCATTGCCGGTGTAGCATTAGCCAGATGCCTTAAAGAGGGCCAGAAGCCCGATCACTACGTTCACTCCGAGGATGGGGACAATGTCTTTGTAGACTTGACGGTGTCATCAAAGGGTGCTATCTCCTTGAGGTGCCTGTTGCTTCTCCTTTGGGAGCGTTTTGGCATTCGTAAGCGTATTACGTTTAATCGTTCCGGGAAACCAAGGAGTTACGACTATATGACATTTATGCGAAAGGCATTCATCGGGTCAAAATTATGACTCAAGAATCAGACATGATGAGAAGTCTTTACAAGATTTCAAGCAAATGGGACACCCTTGATTTTTGGTTGGAATGGGCAAAATCAAATAAACTGCTTTTCAAGATATTTGACAAAAATGAATTTGCAGGATTTATTGTAGTAAGACCAGTAAGCGACTTGAACAGAATTGAAGATTATTTTTATATGGAACAAAATGGTGACACATTATGGGCAGATATTGCTTGCTCAAAAATATATGGCGGAACCAAAATGTTATGGGCAATGATTGCAGAAAAATTCAAGAATTTTAAGTACGTTGCATTTAGGAGAAATGGTGGGAAAATGAAAACATATAATTTTGATAGATTCACAGAACTCATGAAAGTTGGTGCATAATGGGTGGATCACCCTCTATTCCGTCACCGCCTCCCCCTCCAGACCCGCGAGAGGTGGCTCGGGCTAATGCTGAAGCCTATAGGATGAACATTGATACTTACATCGAAAAGTCTCCAGCAATGGCAGCTTTAGAAAACAAACTTCGCATTCAGTATCTACCCCAGCAACGCTCGCTAGAACGCCAATTGTCAGCCTTAGATCAGCAAGCTGGCGTACAATCTGGAATGCAACTAGAGCGTCAATATGGTCCGCAGAGGACTCTGGAAGGGTTGCGCAGATCGTATGAACAAAGCCCACAAGCGTATGCCCTAAACCGAGGACTAGGCGATCAAATGACTAAGCAGTTCGAACGTCTTTACGGAACTAGCCCCTATGGCTCAGTTGAGCAGAATGTAGCGTTTAACCGCCAACCAGGACCAGTTGATTTTTATGGAACAGTTGGAACGAACATCAGCAACCCAGAACTAAAGGCTTAATATGGGGAATCAACAAAAACCAAGGCCAACAAGATACAGGATCAATAGCAATGGAGACATTGAAACAGCAGATGTAAATCAAAGCGGGATTTACAATTATGACAAATATGGAGGGGAATTTCCATACACAAACATAGCTGATGTTCAGAATGAAATTTCAAGAAGGCAAAATGCCAATATTAAAAATCTTCAAGACACCTACGAAAAGCGTCTTGCTGAAGTTACTAGCCAAGAAAACACCCGCAACTCTCTTGCCTCGCAAATCCAGGCATTAACTGCTGGAGGCTTGGGAATGCAAAATCCTAATGCTGGTCCAGAGTTTAACCAGGCCTTATCACAACTTTCTGCTGGTCGTAATTATGGATCGTCTGACCTTGGCTCAATGCTAAACTTCCAAGTATCCGACAATCAGATCGTTGATGATTACAATAACTCAAAGTTATCCCGCCTCAACAGCGTGATTGAGCGTGGCAACACGCAGATTGCTGGTATTACCGAAAGGCTTAACTCTGCCAACAAACTTCTTGCCGATCTTCCCGCTGGCGATGCTAGGCGTACTTCTTCAGAAGTATTCATCAAGCAACTTAGCAATGACTTAAAAAGCGTAACTAGCGCAGTTACTGACGCGCAGGATATGCAAAAGAATTTCACTCCGATTACGATGGACAGCCCAGAAGGGTTAAAAGAGATCACGGCATTTAGATCATTTGTTCAATTGCCCGAAGAACGCGCTTCTCAGCAACTTTATCAGATTGATCCGGATTCTTATCGTACCGCGGTTAGCCTGGGCCAACAGTACAGGGATATGGCTACTCAACCGCTTGGGCCCACAACCACTCCAAAGACAGAGCAACTTCGCGCCACAATTGAAGAAGAGGCGATGAACCAGCTTCGGCTTGGATCTACGATTGGTGCCGAAGAACTTCGCGGGTACGAGCAAGCAATCCGAGGGGCTCAAACTGCCCGGGGCAATATTTTTGGCCTTGGACCAGCAGTGCAGGAGGCCGCGCAGATTGGCGCAGCCGGGGAACAGCGCAAACTGGCTCGGTTCGGGGCTGCGCAACAGTTCCTTGGATCTGGCGAAACTACTGGCGCAGCAAGGGCTCGCGATCTTTTACTTCGTGAAGGCGTCAAGCAGAACAGGCTCGGGGCCGCGGCTGGATTCATTGCCGGAGGGCCTAGTATTGGAAACCTGGCTCAAGCAAGAACAGCACAACAGCAGGGCGCGATGCAGGGCTATATCCAAGCGAACCAATCTCTTCCTGGTGGGTTTAATCAGCAGGCATCTACCGCTGCGCCTTTCTACCAAGCAGTTGATCAAAACATTCCTGTCGCCCTTACTCAGGCGTTTAATGATCTTTATCGCTCGCAAGCCAATTACCAGGCCAGCACATACGGAGCCCAAGTTGGGGCGCAGGCCCAGGTTGATAGCGCGAATTCATTGCCTAACTATCTTTCCGCCGCCGGAGGCATCCTTGGAAAGGTTTCTCCAGGAGGCATATTTGGTGGATCTGGTGGTGGGCCAATTTTCTGTTGGGTCGCTAGAGAAGTCTATGGAGAAGAAAATCCTAAGTGGCTTCAGTTCCGCGAGTGGATGCTAACCAAAGCGTCCGATAATCTAAGAAACTTCTACACTGAGTATGGGGAAAGAATTGCGGAATCGATACGCAACAAACCAAAAATCAAGTCCATCATCCGCAAATGGATGGACAGCAAGATAGGATAACTTTATGGCAGGACCAAGAGCTTTATTCCCATTTCCATCTCAGGCCGAAGAATACAGAAAAGAAGATGCTCGCCAGGCGATGGAAGATCAAGATCGCGCGCTTAGAGTTGAGATGCTCAAGCAAAAACTTTACCCCGAGCAAGAAGCAAAAAGAGTTGGTCAAGCCCTCATGGCATCGAGCGATCCTGTCGAACAGGCTGCGCTAATGAATAGGCTGGCAGAGACGACAGGAACAAGGGCAGCGCCCGGCACAAGCATCGTAGTTCCCGCCGGACTTTCAGAAGAACTTGTCGACGCCTACGTCGATCGCCAGGTCAACAAGGTTAAGTACTACAAAGAAAAGGCGATGATGGAGCAGGACCCGGAGAAGCGAAGAATCATGATGAACGTCGCTGACGCCGGGGAGAAAGCCCTTGTCGCCAAGGGTAAGGAGTTGACGCAGGCAGATTTTGCGTTTGAGTCAAACATCCGCGAGGCATATCGCATGGCAGACGAGCTTGAGAATACTGTAAAAAAGTACGGAAATTTTGAAACTGTTGACCCAGATGGGTCCGCAACACTGAAGCAAATTCCATACCTATTCGCAGTATCTCTAGCGAAAGTTCTTGATCCTGGATCTGTAGCAAGAGAAGGCGAAGTTGAGGCAGCCAGGAAGTTTGCCATCCCAATGGGGACAACTCCTGTATCTGTTGGATTCAACAATCCCCTCACAGGGCCAACCACGGCAACGACGCTCGCCGCGATTAAGAGCATGAGGACAAGACTGAAGGCAAGGGCCGAAGACTACAAGAGCATTGCTGGAAGAACCGTTGAATTGCCCAAGTCGAACTTGGACGATCAATCGCAGGGCCAACAAGCCGGGCAGGCTGGGCAACAGCAGATGCCGCAACAACCCGCACAACGTCCAATGAGTCCTACCGGATTCGGCGGATACGATCCTCGCACTCGCAAGGTAATTCAAAACCGCTAGTCGGTCATGGCCGACGAAATCATCCAGGATCCATTGGAGGCAGCAAATTATTTGCTGCGCCAGTACCGCGACAATCCGAATTTTGAGTTTACGCAAGAAGAAGCGTCGCTAGTTCATAGCGCCTACGGTGGGGGAGTTTCATTTGTAGACTCTAAGCCTGTCATGGACGAGGCGTCGACCTCGTCATTCCTAAGATCTCAAGATGAATCAGATCCTTCGTTCATAGCTAGCGAAGAAGAGTTTTCGATTCTCAAGGCTACTGAGCCTGGAGCAATCAGCAGAATTGGTGCTGGAATGACCGGGGCCGCGGAGTATCTTGGCCCTGTAATCAAAGAAGGCATCCCGGAACTAATCAAAACGGCATCGATGCGCGAGCCGAGGCCGGGCGATCCTTCACTTCCAGCTACATTGCTAGAAGCCGGGGCCAGGGGAACTGTCGACCTTGGCACAATGGCAGTCGGAGCATCTAAATTTATTGAAAAGGCTCCGTTCATGGTGGCTGGAGCGCTTGGAATGCAGGACGACTACAAGTCCTACCTAAACCAAAAGACGATCGACCAAAACTACCAGATGCAGGCGATCGACAAGATGAACGCCGAAAGAGCCCAGGGCAAAAGCATTGTCGGATTGCCGGAAGGGACGTTCGCACCAAAGGCCGCGGAGGCCGCGAGCATGGTCCTAGATCCGACGCTCGCAGTTCCATTCATTGGGCCAGGAGCGAAGGCGGCAGGAATTGCCGGAAGAGGATTAGGCGCCACAACTAAAATCGCCCGGGGGATTGAGACCGCGGCCCGGGCAACAGGCGGAGCCATTGATCTTGGAGTCGAAAAGGTTGGGCAAGGTATCCAGCGCGTTCTGCCTGGCGTAACTGCGCCAAAGACTGCAGGAGCAATCGCCACAGGAGCGGCCGCAATAGGTATCCCCGGGGCATTTCCAATTGGAGCTAAGATAGCCGGGGTTAGGGCTGGAGCAGAGGTTGTGGAGCGCGGAGCCCAGGCAGTCCGGATCGCTGGAGAAGAGGCGATGACAGGACCATCCAGGATGACCGTCATGGAGCGCGTCGCGAAGAATCAGAAGAATCCCGAGTGGCTTAGAAAGGCCGCGAACACATCGATTGTATCTTCTCCGATCACGCAAGGGGCCGCGGAGCTTGGCCTGGAGACAGGCAAGGGCGCTGTCAAATCTGCGGCCGTCGGCGCAGGGTTGGGCTATGTTGCGTCTGGAGGAGAGGAAGAGGGTATCGGTGGCGGATTGGTTATTGGGAGTGGTCTTGGCACGATTGGAGGAGCGGTCAAGGGAGTCGCAGCGATCCCAGCAAAGAAGGCGCTTGCCAAGCAGGGTGACGTCAACAGACTTTTCGCAAGGCAGGCGGATCTTGGCCTAGACGTAAACAAGATTGCCGACTATGTCCGCAAGGACAATCGCCCATTCCTAGACGCCGCGACTCTCCAGATGATGGCGCCCGACGTCCAAGTTGAATTCCACGGTCGAGACTCGTTCATGATGCCCGAAAATGCTGGGATCAACGCGGCCGGAGTTGTCAAAGCAGTTCCAGATAAGTCAGGCACGACAAGGCTCCTAGTAAACATGGACGACATGCGGTCCTCCGGGGATACGGTTAAGCATGAGATCATGCATGCCATCATGAAGTCTCCGGCAATTAATAAGGCTGAAGGTCGGATGGCAGTCATGTCAGAATATGGTGAAGAGGGCCTGCGCAGATTTGGAAATGAGTACGCCAGGAAACTTTTGGAAGGCGAGCGCCAAGGCCGGGGCACACCGACCGAGGCCGAAATAAGGGCAAAGGCAAACGAGCTCCGAGAAGGATCTCAGCGGTCCGAGCCTGGGGCCGGGGATCTTGATTGGATAGCGGACGAGGTTCTGGCAGAACAGTTTGTGGGCGAGTTCCGCGGGAAGGATTTAGATTCTCTGCGACGCAAGACCCTCCCGGGCACAGATCTGCTCTCGCTCCAGGAAGGATTCTTAGCCCCTGTTGGCAGGCTCTTGAATAAGTTTGGGATCGACACAACCGGGCCTAAGCCGACGAATATTGATACTCTATTCAAAGACAATCCTCTTGTTCCGTCTAAACAGCTTCGAGAGTTAACCTCAAGATGGTTCCGGGACCGCGACAAGTATCTTGACGGACTAGAGAAGGCAGAAAAGCAGAAGGACGTGACGCTAGTCCCGGGGCCAGGAAACAGAAACCTGGCTAACAATCCAGCAATCCAATTTACTCGCAACAGAAAGACAAATCTTGAGGAAAACGATTTTGCGGTAAGGTTCCCGGACGGTACTGTTCGAGCCAAAGACCCGGCATCGATTCTGGCAGTTGACAAGGCCCGGGTGGCAGACGTTGCCAAAATGTACGACCCCAACGCGGTCCTGGAGCGCGGGAGCCCTGAGTTTGGCGTCAAGATTCAGTCCGATGGCAAACCATACGTCGGTGGCAATACCCTCCCGGAGGGATTCTTTAACCTCGACAGTTTTAACGATTTCACGAAGGAAGTAGCCAAGACCCTCCAGGACAGCCGTCAGGAGGGTAAGACATATTCTGTCTGGTACCAAAAGATCGGCACAGGCGAGGATGGGAGTTGGGCTCAGTCTGTTAAGCGCGGACTAGGCAACATTAAGGTTGGACAATCCGAGATCGCGTTCTTGGGTTGGCGCCTATCCAAGGCCGGGAACATCTTGGCTCAGGCAGTGGACATATCTGCTCTGCGCGGTCGCATGCTTGATTTTGCCAGGAGCGGAAAGGGCCGGATCAATGAAGTGTGGGGTGGAGACCTGTCGTCTTACGAGAAGGACGTCATGCAGTACCTGGACAACCATGCCAACGAAAGACCAGGCGAGACAGGGATCGGCATCGATAAGCGCAACGCGATCAACTACCTATTCGGCATCACAAACATTGCCAACAAAAATGCGAATCCCATGTACGTAGCCGAAGGGCGTCCCCCGGGGAGCCTGGTCAAATCCTATCGCCTGGACCGTATTGCTAACTCTCGCGATACCGGGCGTACAGGATTCTTCTTTGACTACCAGAAGCAAGCCGCGAACTTGGCGCCTGGAGACGTGTCACTCCAGAAGGCTATTCGCGACAAGATGCCAAGACTTGCCACTCCAGAGCAAGTAAAGGCAATTATTAAGCCAGGCCAGACCCGCGGGGTAAACGAGGAGGATGTTAAGTGGTCAGGAATTAATGAAGAGATTGATAGGCTTGCAAGTGAAAACGCAGGGAAAGTACCAAGAGATAAGCTGGAAGAATTCCTGGCTGGAAAGGGCAAGGTCCAGCTTGAAGAGACAAGATACGGTTCAGCAAAAGGCTCAAAAACTGCCTTAAACGAGCAGGATATTGCAAGACTGAATGAGCTTGAGGTCGCAGATTCAGCTAATCCACTGGGAGGAATGGACGACGAGATGGGCGATGGTGCCTACGGTGAAATGATGGACTTGCAGAATCGTCGCGACAATATTTCTACATCCAGCCAACTCACAAGGATGGCAATGGCTGCGGAAGAGGAAGCAAGGGCTTTCCTAAAGAATTCTCCAACAAATCTTGGAAAAATTGGTGAAAGCAAGGTTTACGAAACTTTTGATCGCATGATGAAAAAAGCAGAGCACTTGAACGCAAGGGCAGAGCAATTTGATAGGGCATCAGTGTCAGGGAATGCGCCAAGGTTTGGTGGGTTCACAATTCCTGGCGGGAAGAATTACAGAGAAGTTGTGCTGTCCAGGAAACAGGACCAAGGAACAAAAAGAAAAGGTGCCTACAGAATTGAATTTAAGAACGCAAAAGATGCGGATGGTTTCCTGACAGACATAAGCGCAGCCGGATTGGATGAACTTGATTACGGAAGAATTAGTGGCGAGGACATATCAACGAATGACAGGGTCGTTGAGTTTAACGACACGGTGACACAGGAAATTGTTGACCTTGCAAGAGCATACGACGCGAAACTTCCAAATGAGTCAATTGAAAAAGCATACATTTCAAAGCATTACCCAAAGGTTACCGACTATATCGCGCACATGCGTTTGGACGAAAGGCCCGATTCTTTTGGTAGAGATGGATTATTCATTGAAGAGATTCAAAGCGATAGGCACCAGGCGGGAAGAAAGTACGGATATAAAGAGGATGATAATCTTGTAAAATTAGAAAATGAATTCAGAAAGAAGTACGGTGATCCCATTGAATTTGACAAGTTAAGCAGAGAGGATCAAACGAGATGGTACAGGGCCGAAGGAGAGAGCAAAATAGATCCGTACAAAAGCGTCCCGGACGCACCGTTCCGGAAAGATTGGCCGATTCAAATGTTCAAAAGGGCCCTGGCCGAGGCAGTTGACTCAGGGAAGAAATGGATCGGATGGACAATTGGCGCGGAACAGCAAGAGAGATATCCTGGCATGGCAGGGAGTAGCAAGATGGGAATGGCAAAGTTTTATGACGAAATGTTGCCATCCGAGATTGGCAAGTACATGAAGCAGTATGGAGCCCCTGTAGAGAAGTCATCCATAACAAACGACCGCTACTATGTAATAACCCAGGATGGCAGGACGTTGCCAATGGATGGCGAGAAAAGCGCAATGGAATCAAGGGCGTCTAATCCTGGGTCAAGAATTGTAGAGCCAGATCAAATCCCAATGTGGAAAATTGACATTACCCCAGAGGTTTTCGCCGGGGTTCGCAAGATGCAGGAGATGGAGAAAGAGTTTTCCGGGACCGCTAAGACTGAGCCAAAGTTTACTAGCCTAATCGGTGGCGAAGAGCAGAAACAGTGTGCTCCGGCTAGCCAAGCCGAAAAGAAAGACGAAGAGTTTTGGGTTAGCCAAAGGAATCCAAAGGCAGTTAAGGCGACAGAGAATCCGCTTACCGAGAAGCTGACGATTGGCCTAGACGTTATCCTGAAGGACAAAGAACTAGCTAAAAAACAGGCGGACCTTGTTAAGAAGTACCCTGGATTTAGCCCAAAGAGCAAGACCACCGAAGGGGTTCTCGGGGAATTCGTCGATCACGTTAAGGGCAATCTTTTGTATCTTTACGACTCATTCAAACCCGAGCTTAGGGAGCAGGCCAAGAAGTGGTACGACGGAGCCAGAAAGATTTCCGAGGAGTGGTCCGGGAAGTATGGGACCGAAACTAGGCAGAATGCAGGAGTGCTCGCTGTGCTATCCCCGCAGAAGGATTGGTTTATGAACGTGTCGCTTGCGGACAGAGTAATTGACATCAACACAAACAAATCCAAAGAGGTGTTTTCTCAGGAAATGTTTAACTGGTTAAAGTCTGACCCCAAGAGGGGCATGCTAGTAAATTCGGCGAGGAAGAATCTTCTCGGCAAGCGCTACAGCGAGGTCAAGGATTCGTTCGACAAGGCTATCTTCCTGCGCGCTTGGGACGAGGTCAACAATTCTAGATCCTTCGACGTCTATAACCCAGACGGAAAGATATTAGGCAAGAAGCTCAACGATGACGGAACCGAGGGCAAGGTTGGTTGGGGGTCATTCTCGCAGATTGAGAAGGGGATTAGTATTCTTGAGAACGGAGCCAGGGAAAACATTCACAACCAGCTTGGCGAGGAACACAAGGTCAGAAACTTCTTCAACAATATCCTCCAGCCCAATTCCAAGTTCGGAGACGTTACTATTGATACGCATGCAGTCGCGGCCGGGCTACTCCGTCCCTTGTCCGGCGGGTCTACAGAGGTGCTTCATAACCTTGGCGGAGGCCCCTCCTCTAAGATAGTTGGAGCGTCTGGCACCTACGCACTATTTGCCGAGGCTTACAGAAACGCTGCGAAAGAGCGCAAAGTACTTCCCCGGGAGATGCAGAGCATTACCTGGGAGGCAATCCGGGGCCTGTTCAAGCCAACGTTCAAGGGCCAGGCCAAAAATAAAGAATTTGTCGACAGCGTCTGGAAGAGCTATACTAAAGGAAGGGTAAAAATAAATGAAGCAAGAAACACAATCAGCAGATTTGCAGGAGGAATTGAAGACCCTAGCTGGGCAAGACGGAGCGGTCAGGTTCCTACTGAGGGAGGGACTGCCCCTAACGCGGGAGAACTACCTAAGCGTAGCATGGCCGGACAGGACAGCGGAGGACGAACTGGACGCGGAGTTCGAGGCGCAACTGCCAGAAATGTTCAGACTCAAAACCTCGAATCAGCAGTAAAGTCTAGGCTAATTAAAAAACAACTGGAGGCCAAAAAATGACCTCACTCGACGTCGGTATCTCCAAACCTGGAAATAAAACCTCCGTAGGCCCCCTTGGCGTCGACAATGCTTCCATTCCTTGTGAGGCATCCAGCGTAGTTTCCGGAGGCGTCGGAGAGACTCCTGTTCCTAAAGATGGAACCACCGTATTCCCCTGTGGATGTACTGTAGGAAGTGCGGTAGACGGAACCACCGTAGTTCCCGGTTGCATCTGTGAGATCCCCGGCGAAACAGTGACCGAGTGACAAGACGACCAACAATAGGATTTTCTTCATGGCTAATACTCTAACACAGATCCCGGAACTAAGCGCAAGCAGAAATTTTACCCCATTTGGGGCCGGAGAATTCGACAGGCAAAACGCGTCCAGGCCGATGCAAGAGCCACAGAGGGCGGGGTGGACCGACGAGAAGGGTCAGCGCCTGGTCGCAATGTCTGAGCGCATGCGATCCGCGGCGACGATGGACGACATCCGGTCAGAGACAACACAAAGAGCAATGGAGGATCAAGTGACTAAAAATATTATGCAGGATCAAAACTTAATCGGGCCAAAGGTGCCCAAGAATGAATACGACTCAGCCCTGGCGACAGTTGACATGGAGGCCAGGAAGGACAAGTCCGGGAACGTAATGGTCTACAATCTCCCTTCCGGGGATATGGGCGGTAGCTACGAAGTCGCCGGGATCAACGACAAGTATCATCCAGCGGCCGCGGAGATGCTGAAGAATCTTCCAGCGGGGGAGCGCAGGGACGCAGCTGCCAGGTACGTCGTAGAATATGCCAGGCCCTTCACGTCTAAACTTCCTGAGCCTTACCGACCCTTCTTCCAGGACCTGGCATTCAACCGCGGGGTCGGAGGGGCAACGAAGTTCCTGCAACGCGCGATCGGCGTGAAGGATGACGGAGCGCTTGGGCCTCAGACGCTCAAGGCCCTGGAGGGACTGAACCCATCAGAGGTAATGAGGAACGTTTCTGTCGAGCAGATGACCTACGAGAGAAGGCTTGCGGAGCAGAACCCAGAACGTAAAAAGTTCCTCAATGGTCTCCAGAATAGAGTCTCGAACAGATATCGGCTTTTCGGGAATGCCCCAACCGGGTAATCGTCAGACAGGAGCGGTAGGAGTCGCTAGGGTAATCGCAGGACTCCTCGCTTCCGGGTGGAACGTGTTGACCCCATTTGAGGACAACGCCGGGTACGACATCGTTGCGGAGAAGGACGGAACATTCAAAAGAATCCAGGTCAAGTCGTGTGGCGCCCCGCGGCTACACAGCAATGGCAGAAGGGGCCCGAGCTACAAGTTCAGCACCGGGCGCGGAGTCGACAAGAGGAAGTATGGCAAGTGCATCGACCTAATATTCCTGGTCGCGCTGGACAAGGATTTGCTTTGGGTATTTGACTCAAGAAAAATGAAAGCGACGCGTTCCGCATCTCCAGAAGATTCAATTGCCTGGATGAGTTTGGCTAAAATATAGCAAGTCAAGCTAATTAAAGTTTCCCAAAAATAATGTGTTGACCTAGTTGCCGTGTTTCGGCAGAGTCCGGTGATCTTGAAACAAGGAGGTCACCATGGGCGGAGGAAAGATGTCACGCAACAAGGGGAAACGCGGTGAACGCGAGGTATCAAGCCTGCTCAGTGAGGCTGGATGGAAGGCTAGGCGCGCCCAGCAATTCTGCGGGTCTCCGGATGGCGGAGCTAGTGACGTACTGGTCGAATCAGAATTCTGGCCCTTCCACGTCGAGGTCAAGTACTGCCAGCAAACCAAAATTTACGACTGGATGCAACAGTCTACCAACGATTCAAAAACTGGTAAAACACCTATCGTCTGTCATCGAAGAAATCAAACAGGATGGCACGTCACAATGAAATTTAAGGATTGGATCGATTTAGTAAATAATAGTCTTCCGATCGTGTTGCCAGCAGTTACACACGCAAAAGACATTCATCAGACTTCACCTCAAATAAACCCAAATAAACCATAAAGGAGAATACACATATGGCATTAGTACTAAGCGAGAAAAGCACAAAAGAAAGACCGATCGTAGAGGCGGGAGCGCATCCTGCAATCTGCTATTCGGTAATTGACATGGGAACCCAAAAGAGCACCTACCAAGGTGAGACGAAGGAGTTAAAGAAGATCCGGATCGCGTTTGAGATCTGCGACCAGAACGACGACTTCGAGCAAGTAGAGAATGGTAAGGTCACCATCATCAAAAAGCCGTTGGTCTGTTCCGCGGAGTTTACCGCGTCGATCGGACCGAAGGCGTCGCTTCGGAAGTTCATTGAGGGTTGGCTAGGATCAGCGCTCAACGCGAAGCAACTCGCCTCATTCAAGGTGACTGACTTCCTGGGGAAGTCGGCACTACTCAACGTAGTCCACAAGGTTAGCCAAACCTCCGGCAAGACCTACGCTGCGATTGGATCTGCATCCAAAATGCCTAAAGGCATGGCAGTTCCCGAGCGCGTAAACAATCTTATCTCGTATGAGATTGAGCAAGGCCAGGGTGGCGAGTTTAACAACTTGCCGAAGTGGCTACAGGAAAAAGTTCTTCTGTCGAAAGAGCTCGGTGGAGTCAAGTCGACCGTAGCGACTGACGACGGAGCACCGTTCTAATGGCACTGGAACTCTCTACTTATTCGGAAACGCCGACGAAACTTGTGTCAGCGGAATTTTCCGCGCACTGGTACTCGACTGACGGAGAGGCTTACCACACGGTCCCGGACGCTGAAGGGCGCGATCGTCCAACAACGCTCCGGGACGTGAGGAAGTTAGCCAAGGAAGGAATTGATCTTCTTCCGTCGGTCACTTCAGTGATGAAAGTGAAGGACGCTCCACAGCTTAACGCGTGGAAAATATCTCAGTGTCTACTCGCAGCCGACGAGCGCCCAAGACTTCCCGGGGAGTCCCTGGAAGATTGGGCCTCAGTGATTGAAGAGTTGAGCAAGGCAGTCACCAAGAAGGCGTCGAACCATGGCACTGCTATGCACGACGTCCAGGAGAGGCTACTACCACTGCTACGCGAGAAGAAGGAGCCTGTATCCGTAAAGGATATTAAGATCCGGGAAGATCTTGTTCCGTTTGCCGAACACATGGTGAAGTGGATCAACTCCGATGTCGTCAAGGCGCATTGGGAAGAGAAGGTGCTGGTCGGTGCTGGATACGCTGGGAAGGCGGACGCGCTGATTGATCACTCCGAGTATGGCACATGCCTAATCGATCTGAAGAACAGATCGTTCGACCCAGATAAGGTGACAGCATCAAGGCGCCCGGTCTACCCACACGACGCTATGCAGTTAGGGGCATACAGGAAGGCCCTTGGCAAGGAAGTGCACTGCATGTCAGTGATCCTGTCTTCGAAGACTCCATCTGCTCCGTTTGTTCACAAGTGGAGTGAGCAGGAGTTGGAAGATGGCTGGAGTGCTTTTCAGCACTGTCTGGCCCTGTGGTGCTTTGACAAGAAATTCAAACCCAAGGGTGTGGTTTAGCAAAAGGAGTAATAAAAATGAAACCAGGACTATACGCAAACATACATAAGAAGAGGGCCAGGATTAAGGCTGGCTCAAAAGAAAGAATGAGAAAGCCGGGATCTGAGGGAGCTCCAACTGCAAAAGCATTTGAAAGATCCAAGTTGACAGCGAAGGAGGTTGGTTATGGCAGATAGTACTCAATCAATCATGGAAGCGATCGATTCGCTAGGAACAGCAGTTCGAGAGCTCCAGGAGGGGCTCCCGGTCAGAGAGCATACAGAACCAACGATCGAAGACGTAGCTACTCATGCGAGCACCGTGATCAGAAAGATCATGAGCCGGGGGTCAAACAAGTCTAGGTTTGGAGAGTGGTTCCACAAGAATTCGCTCCGCTACAACTCGGACAGGGCAATTGCCCACATGACCCGGGCAATGCAACAGATCGATGGCAACACGTCTTCTCCGGATGGTTCCGGCGAAACTTGTATCGACCACCTGGAGCGAGCACTGGTTCGGGCCGTGTTTACGCTCTACAAGGCGAAGGAAGGGAAAATACATTAATGGCTGGGCGCATCGTTGAGTTGATATTTCTGATTGGGCTAATCACAACTGTCGTGATTGTGCTTGCGCCATTGGTTTGGGTAACCATGATCGCGGTTGAAAAAATTGACAAAATCCGTGACGACAAATAGCACCAGCATCCATATTGGTCCAAAGACAAAGACCTGGGAGGACCCTCTTGCAGTGTTCCTCCATAAGGACGAGTCGACCAGGATGGAGCGCATCATGGAGTATCTGTCATGGGAAAATTATCGACTGCATCAGATCATCCAGAGATTTATGGACGAGAGGAAGTCAACATGATCTTTGTCCAGTGGGGCGAAAGGTACTACGCGGTGACTTCAAATGGAGATATTTTTGATTCTGGCGGAAAGCTAACGATCATCCCAGAGGGGTTAAAGAAAGCAATCAAGGAGGCAGGCATTAATGAAGAGGCAAATAGTAACAGTTAGTTGCCAGTTGCCGGAATGGTTTGAGAAGCATTCCCTGCCAAGGATGGAAGAATCTTCTAAGCGTTGGGACGCTAATCTTGTGGTCATCAAGCCGGAGAACCCGATCGGACTGCTAGCCAAGATGTCGTTAGTCGACGCGGTGCAGAATTCTGACAGGACTCTGTTCGTTGACAGCGATGTATTGATTTCGCGCGAGTGTGTAAACCCATTCGAGACTTTCCCTCACGGACACTTCTACGCTTGTGCCGACGCTCCTCACGGAGACCAGTTGCATTGGGGCCGGGCGAACGAGATGATCTTATCCCAGGCCATGCTCGGATCGGTCAAGTGGACTCAAGGCTATTTCAATACCGGGGTCATGGTTTGCGACAAGCAACATGCAGGCGCCTGGGCAAATTTCGTGTACGCACCGTTCGCTTTCCCTGAGCAGACTTTCACAAACTACCGGGCCAGAATGCTCGGTTACTCTATCCGTTTCCTAAGCTGGGAATGGAACGCGATGGAGATCAATACTCCAAAGGACAAGAAACAGTCGGACGGATTCATGCCACACGCAGCCGGGATCTACGGAGATGCCAGGGCAAAGTGGATTGAGGAAATGGACAAGGTATTACCATGAGAATATTGACCCTAAAAGATCCCATGATGTTGGACGATCGGCTCCACCATCCGCACGATTCAATCGTAGTCCCGGATGAAGTCCGCGGGATACCCGGCACACATGCAGACGCGTACACGATACCGTACAGGGTTGGTTGTGCCTCTGGAGGATATGCTTGCCTGTACCGGGGCGGGGCGATTGGAGATCAGTTCATCGCCATGGGCATTGCCAGGGCAATGCAACACTACGAGGGAGACGGAAGGATCGATGTCTACGTTCCCCAACGTCATCTTGGATTGTGGGAAGGATTTGCAGGAGTCAGGGCGCTACCATTAGCACCCACAATCTCCACCTGGAAGTCGTACAAAGGCCACGTCTGTCTTGACGATATCTTGTCGAAGACCGCACACCTAGACGGAAACGTGTATGACTACGTCTACAGATCCTGGGGCGTAGAGGTTGACGATCAGTTTAAGAAGCCATACGCAAAGCTGATGGAAAAGGATCAGCATGAACTTGCTACGGTTGGATTTGACGTTGCCGGACCATTCCTGCTCTATTCGATCAGTGGATCTAGCCTGTGGAAGAGCTACCCAACATACGAGGCAGGACTATTCATCAAGTCGTTCCTAAAGGAGAATAAGGATTGGCACGTTGTAGCAGTAGGCCACGACGATCCTCCCCTATCCATCACGCACAACAGGCTAATCAATCTCCAGGGAAGACTGCGCAACGTTAGGTCTCTGCTACACCTTGCGGCTCGATGCGACATGGCTGTTTGCCCAGAGTCGGCAGTGATGCACATGACCGCGGTATTCGACGCGCCAACCGTAGGGCTGTACGGACCTTACGGACCTGAGCACACATCGAAGTACTACAAATATGTGAAGCCAATCTTCCCTAAAGATGTTTGTCCCAACGCCCCATGCTCGGTGTACGAGCAACCCAAGGACAAATGCAAAGATGCAGTCAACTCGATAAAAGGAGACCCCAAATGGTGCAACGTTCTAAGGTCAATCAAGCCAGAAGATATTCTGGCAAAGACAAAAGAAATCCAAGCAAACCTAAAGAAAATCTAATCAGAATTGTTTCTGAGAAGAAAGTTGTCTGCTATGAGTTGGGCCTGGACGTGGACAAGGACGTCTACGAGGCAATCGCCGAGGCTGGGCGCGTTCATATTGCTAACGACAAGGAAGCACTATTCCAGTACGCACTAAAGACCGCGCTCAAGGAGATGGCAAATGAATAACTTCAAACAAAAGATTCTTACGGCAGTGTGTGAGCCGGACGTGTTGACGCAGGGCCAGTGCAATATGATCCGTGATGATGCCGAGGTCATAGGCATGAAAAGATCTCACGTCATGAAGAAGGATGGCACGACTAGGTCTTCCTACACCAGGACATGTTCATCGTGCTGGGTACCGTTCGCGGAACACTACAAGTGGCTATACGAAGTGGTGAGGAATGTCGCTAGCGACCTAAACGAAGAGCACTACAAGTTTGACATCACTGGCATTCAGCAACTGCAGATCCTGCGCTACAGGCCGGGTCAGTTCTTCCTTCCACACTTCGACTGCTTCGACGGTAGCGACCGCAAGCTAACGATGGTGATCAACCTATCAGATCCATCAGAGTTCCTGGGCGGAGGGCTTAGGGTTGAGTGCGACTTGCATAACGGAAAAGATGTAAAGAAGCGTGGATCGGCAACGATGTTCCCCGCCTACATCAGGCACCAAGCACTGCCAGTGTTCTTTGGCTCTAGGTGGGTGCTGGTCGCCTGGCTTACAGGAGGACAGTGGCGATGAGCGATTTCTTTATAATTATGTTTTGGATGGTTGTCTTTGGAGTACTTCTCATGTACTGCGACAAGCTGAATAAATGAGAGCGCTAGCCTGGACTTTTTATTGGATAGGAGACTTGATCTCAAGGACGTTCATGCGGTTTGGATATGGGTATTCGATCTACAACAAGGTCATGAACTGGTCTCTTGGATTCGATAAGGACGAGTCAGTCTGGAAGAAGGTTAAGAACGATTTGCCCCAGAAGAAGGTCAAATGACCCACGCAGCCAGCCTTCCTCGCCACCTATACGTCAAGGTCGACATGGCATTTGTGTCGGACGGTGTGAAGCAGGAGATAGATGACGCTGTCTGGTTTGGGCTGACTGCGATCCCTGGCCGGGCCTGGGGATGCACGGTTATGCTCAAGTGTGGCGCGATCTACCGCGGACTTCCACTGCATGCCTTGGCTCATGGAGAGGTAGCTATTGCCGATTGGGATCTGAACGACGCGCAGAGGTGGGATTGTTTTGGGTGGAACTTCACGACGATCGAATACGAATATCTGATGGGTCTGTCCTGCAGGGTGTGGATCGCTAGCAAGAAGACATGGGAGGTTGGGCGCTACATGTTTACTGCTGAACCTTACGGAGACGGATTCTCCATGGCCCCGGAGCAGACTAAGTCTCACCACTTCATTAGACTAAACAACGGCAGGATCACTGCTGTCCCGGGCAACAACGTCCTGTGGAACGAGTCGAGCTTCACTACCCCAGGCGACAAGCCTAAGTGGCTGCGCGGACAGCGCGAGACCTGGCACGGTGAGGAAGCGACCTGGGACGATGTAGTCGGAGAAGAAACAGCGTAATGTCGGTAAACAACAAACAGAAAGGAAACTAAACTATGCCACTCGGAAAGAACGTATCGAAGAACATGCGGGAACTGATTAAGGATAATAAGAAGAAAGGCAAGGAGCGCGGGGCCGGAGGCAAGGCCCGGAGCTTTGAACAGATGGTTGCGATCGCACTTCGTTCAGCTGGCAAGAGCAAGAATCGGTGAGCTTGGCGAACACCCTCAAATGGCAACGTGATATCCTCGAGGCAACTAAGAGGATGCTCGTTGTCGAGCGCGATAAGGCTGACCACACTCACGCTCCAGGAATCCGGCAGATCATTACAAACGTCGACGCGGCCCTGCTGTTCAACAAAGAACTAAGTGAAAATCTACAAGATAACCTCGGTCAAGTTCGGGGCGCTTGTGAAGGATCTTGGCCTCGCTCCGGGGAACTTGTTCCCTGAAGAATTCGGCAACCAAGGAAGAATAATCAACGCGATGCTTTACGATTACTGGCACGGAAATGGATATAAGCTGGACATGTTGACAGGATGTTTTGTAGAAGATAAGACAACAACCCCAACGAAAGGAACCCCACAATGCAATCCACCAGACTCACAAAAGGAGACCTGACCGAAAGGTATAGGCAACTCGCAGGAGAGGTCGTCGTGCAGATGATCTCAGACATTAAACTACTGAATCGCAGAAAGATTCTGTCCGGGCTCGTATCAATAGCCAAGCCGAGACGCAACTCGGGACACGGAGACGGATACAAAAGCTACATCGAGTCAGACGAATTAGTCCGCGCGGTCCGCGGGGAACCTATGGCTACATGGCTCATGGCCGCCGGGGCCAATGTGGACCACCGTGACGTAGTCCGGCGCCTGGAGAAGTTGACGCCCGAGAAGTGTAGTGAAAATGAGAACCGAAAGTTTCATCAATCAAGGAAGGGTAATTAAATGAAGATTGACGAATATAAGTCTGAGGTGCCCAACGAACTAAAGAAACTGGCGGAACAGTTCCAGGTTGAGAAGTGCTGGTCGTTTCCTCCCAACGTGTGGAGCGTGATTGTGGAAATGCGTAAGACTGCCTGGAGGAACATGTGGGGGACGCAACCGCAATGAACCCAGACTCTTACGGACCTCCGCGGGATAACGAGGCGGAGTGGGCAGTGCTGTCAGCATGCTTCACTGACCCAACGATCCTGGACAGGAACAAGGCTGAGATCCTGGACCCGCACAACTACTACCAACCAGTAGCCCGGTGCGTCGCCCGGGGGCTTCGGGATGGTGTGCCACCTGACGCTGTCGCCATGGGTGAGTTTGTGGCGAAGGAGCACCAGAAGTATGTGCATGAATTCAGCCTGAAGATTATGTCAGGATCGATCACGTCCGCGTCGAAAATGGACTATTGGTTGCCCAGGTTGCGGAAGACAACTCGGATGCGGAACATGCACACGGCTGCGCTCAAGGCGCTCGGTGCGATGGAAGAACAGGACGCATGCCCGGAAGATATTAGGAACATCCTGGCCGGGGCCAGCAAGCCATGGGGCAGTGGGAATCTCCCACTCATCATGGAGGCGGGGGCCCTCGATGAATTGCCGATTGAGAAGCCGGAGGAGATTATCTTTGGTGCCCTGCACCGCGGTTGCAAGATGGTGCTGGGCGGGACGAGCAAGAGCATGAAGACCTGGACGCTGTTGCAGTTGGCGATATGTGTGGCGTCGGGCACAAAGTTTTGGGAGATGCCTACTCGCAAGACGCGGGTGCTGTTCATTAACTTTGAGATCCAACAGTACTCGTTCCGGGAGCGGATAAGATCAGTGTGCCGGGCGCTTGGCATTCAGATACCCAACGACCAGTTGTTCGTTTGGAATCTGCGAGGACACTCGGCGGACCTGAGCGCGTTGCGGCCCAAGATCATCGACCAGTTGCGGATTGGAGAGTTTGGACTGATCTGCTTCGACCCGATCTACAAGCTGTATGGAGAGAGAGACGAGAACAGTGCCGGAGAGATGGCAACGTTAATGAACGAGGTTGACAGCATTGCGGTAGAAACAAATGCCAGCGTCGTGTTCGGGCATCACTTCAGCAAGGGCCACGGCAACAGGGCAGGATTTGATAAGATGTCAGGCAGTACAGTATTCGCTCGAGACCCGGACAGCATCTTTGTCATGCATCCTCACAAGGAGGAGAATGTTTTAATCGTCGAGCCAACGATGAGAGACTTCTCGCCGATTGATCCGTTCTGCGTGCAGTGGGAATTTCCGCTGATGAAACGCACAGCAGAATTTAATCCGGACGACGCGCGACCAACCGAAGGATCGAAGAAGGCATACGAGGACGAGGAAGTGATGGCATGCGTCGACAAGGAGAAGGGCTCATCGTTCAAGGAGGTGTGGGAGAAAGCAGATCCTGCTATGGGAATTCCGCGGGGAACTCTCTCGAGGTATCTCACGCGCTTGGTGAAGTCTGGCAAGTTGCTGAAAGATAAAACGCAGTTCGGCGAGGTTTACCGCGTTCCGTCACCAGGTTTTTAGAAAAAGTATTTCATTCAATATCAACAACTTACGCATGGTAGTGAAAATACTTGTAGACATAACCCAGCGGATGGGTTAAATTCTAACCATGAGCAACACATTAACAAAAACCGAAGCAACCCCGGTCAAAGCGGGTCGCACTCAAGCATCCTGGGAAAAACTCGGAGTTAAGTTCAAGCAGACTGAAAGCATTGGCTTTAGTTTGAGTGGCGGATTCAGTGAGCCCCACTTAACCTGGGTCGCAGTATGCAAAGGTCAGTATGTGGCAAGTGGCGGAAGAGCGCTCGAGCCACTGATCGAGTGGATGAACAAGAAGGAAGACAAGATCATCGCCAAGATCAAGTCCATCAAATAACCCAACCAACCAAGAAAGACCAACCAACATGATCAATAAAGACACACTCAACATAATTCGTAACCAGATTGACCCGCTCCTGGCAGAGCTCAACAAGGTCAACAAGCAGTTCAACCTCAAGCTAGGCAACTGCACCTACAACGCGGACACTGCCACATTCAAGATGGAGGTTCGGTCGGTTGAGGAAGGCGGAGAGATTGTGACCAAAGACCTGGCAGACTTGCGGTCGATTGTTCGCCATGGATTCGACGGACTAAAGGAGGAGCACTTGACCAAGGAGTTTAAGACCCCCAAGGGCACTTCTCGCCTGTGCGGATACAGGGGCCGGGCGAACAAGTCGTTCGTCTTCGAGGTGCTCGACGGAGTTAACAAGGGCAAGAAGTTTGTGACGGACACAAAGGGCATCCAGTTCTACCTGGGCATCGAGGCGCCCTCGATCCTGAAGGTGACTGAGTGGAAGAAGGAGGTTGTATGTCAGAGCTAATCCTATTGACCCCATGCGGAATTCTATGCACCGTGTTTATGTGGAAAATGTACTGGAGGAAACCATGAACTACTACGACGACAAAGAAGAGGGAGCGCTCACGTTCGAGCAGATTGTTCCGGGCAAGTACTACCGATACAACCGGGACTATGGGATCTGCGAGATCATGGAGAGTGCTAGCAACAAGCCGAAGATCCTGCGCTATCTAAATCGGGACGGTGGACTGCTCGGAGGTAATGGAGATCTGTTCGAAATCGACATGACCGACAGGCTCCTGGAAGTGCTGAAGGAGCGTCGGGATAAGACGATCGGGTTCATCGACGAGATGGGGACATGGTGAGTTTACGCGCAGATAGCTCAATAGTAGAGCTTCCCCTATTCCAAGGGGACGATGGAGGTGCAATTCCTACCTCTGCGCTCCAACTTAAATTCCGGGCCATAGGGTCCAAGACGATGAATGAAGTAGTCGTCGCCAACCACTACGCGCACCGGGCCGTGCCGTGCAACTGGTCGTTCGGGTGCTTCCATGGCAATGAACTGCTGGGAGTAATCTCGTTCGGCAAACCCGCGTCGCCCCATCTATGCAGGGGCATATGCGGGGCAGAGAATGCGTCCAGGGTCTACGAGTTGAACAGATTGTGGCTCGACGATCGGTGTCCTAAGAACTCTGAAAGCAGATTCATATCCTGGAGCATTCGAGAGTTAACAAAGTTGCGACCGTACTTGATCCTGGTTAGCTATGCAGACACCGGGGCCGGGCACAATGGAATGATCTACTCGGCAACGAACTGGATCTATACCGGACTGTCCGACAAGAGATCTTCCGGGGACAAGGTGGTCGGCAACAAGCACAGCAGGCACTCGCGGACCATGGAAGAGGCAGTGATCGTTCCGCGGACCAGGAAGCATAGGTTTGTCTATTTCTGCAATCAGAAGGACAAGGCTTTACTGAAATGGGAGATACAAAACTGGAAAGAATGGAAAGAATGGAGGGAAGAATGAGTAAATCAATTGAATGTCCTAACTGTAGATGTGAGGTCCCGGTGGCGCTGTTCACGTCCAGAATCGGCAGGGTGAGGTCGGAGGCTAAGGCCAAGGCATCGATCGCTAATGGTAAGAAGGGTGGGGCGCCTAAAGGTAACAGGAATTGGGCCGGGAAAGAGCTCCCGGTGGTTGGTTTTAGTGCTCAAAACTAGGCTAAAACAGCCATTTCGGGCTACTCTGTTAAACCCGGGTTCTACACTGTTTCACCATTTCGTTCCCCTTATATGTATATAATGGTGAAACAGACCCCTGTTAGAGCGGGGGACTAAAGTCCCCCCGCTTCGCTGCGCTAGCGGTACCGCTCCAACCGCGGGGTCTTTTCAGTTTACCATATGCCTTTTTAATTCTTACCAGAAAGAATAGGTGAAACACGAAAGGCTTGCGCGTTGGCCCGGATGCAATACTTTGACGCAAGCCAGTTCTTATGGGGTGGGTTGGGGAACTGGCTGCGACCCGGGAGGGGTGAAAGTGGTTCCCGGGCGCGGGGTTTTCTAACTACCGGGAGGGTTGCATGTGTCAGACGAAGCTAAAATCAAATCGATCATCGCTGAGAACGTTAAGCTCAAGTCAGCATGCTCATCGTTCTGGAAGTTGCTTACCAATTGCAACAGGAAGTGCAGCGACGAAGTTGGGGAGACGCTAGTTAATGAATGCATCTGGAAACTCCAGCGACTTGCCAATTACTACGAGTCCAAAGGATCTAGTCTCTGATCCGATCCCGGCCATAGTGCCGAGGCAAAAGAAGCGCAGGATGAAGCTGCGCGTTCCCGAGAAGAAGATTGAGAAGGTGGATGAGAAGCGCCTGGACAAAGAGCGCAGACTCATGAATGAAGTTCCGAATTACATCCCGGACGTTGAACTAGGCGCCAGGGGATTGCCCAAGATTACCGAGGAGCACCTGACAATAGTCGAGACTGCGCTGAGTAAAGGGTTCCCATATGCCATGATTGCGGACTTACTTGGAATCGCAAAGTCCACGCTATCAGCATTCCTATCCGCCAGGCCCCACATCACCGAACGCTTAAAAAAAGCAGAGTCGCTCCACATCACCCGCGCGTTGGAAGTCATTGACAGGGCGGCAGAAAAGGGGACCTGGCAAGCGGCCGCATGGCGCATCGAACGCAGGGCTCAGGAGCATTTCGGTCAGCAGGCAAGAGTCCAGGTCGGAGGATCGGTGGCGAACGTACATTTTACCGCGGCCGACGCTGCGCTGTTAGTCAACGCAAACAAAATTAAGTATGCCGGGAAGTCGGGGTCGAAGTCTGTTATTGAGGCAAATACCACACAAGACTCATTGTGCGACAAATGAAACGACCAATATTAGAATTATATTATATGGGGTTTGGAAGTCAATAAAATTGTGAAGACGACACCCCAGGAAAATCCGACCCCCCACGACACCCCCCCCGGGGGGCCCCCACCACGCGCGCGCGCGCGCGCGCCCCCCATCAGAAATTCGGCTAGAAATAAAAAGGGGTCATCGAAACCCGGCCCGGCATCCAAGGTTGACGAACAGGCTACCCCGGCAGGATTCGCGGAGGGCGTGCTCAGATTAAACCTATACCCCTGGCAAAAAGAGGTCATGAATAACCTGGCCCCGATCTATAGCAGGGTAGCGCTGGTGGCTGCGAACGGTTCCGGCAAGACGTCAAATGTCATCGCCCCGGCCCTGGTCTGGCACATGGTATGCTTTGAGGAGTCTCTGAGCGTCGTTACAGCGTCTGTGTATCGCCAAGTGGAATCCGTACTCTGGCCTGCGATTAAAGCCCTTCTAAGGCCCTTCGGCGACATGGTTGAGGTCACCAGTGGGGAAATCCGCTTCAAGCACGCCTCGGGGCGTATAAGCCGAATTTTGGGGTTTACAGCAGGCAATGACAACGAGTCAGCAGGCAGAGCGGAGGGTTTCCACGCTGCGAACCATGAAAGCGCTCCCCTTCTGTACGTTGTCGACGAAGCCAAGACCGTCCAAGATCCGATCTACGTTTCAGTGTTTCGGTGCCAACCAACTAGATTACTAGTCGCCAGTTCGCCGGGGGCTCCGGTAGGTCAGTTCTACCGATGCTTTACAAAGGAGGCAGATCTGTGGAAAAAGACCCGGGCGACAGCCTGGGACTGTCCCCATATCAGCCCTTTGTACATACAAGAAATTCAGCAACGCTACGGCATCAACAGCCCATTTACTCAGTCGATGCTCAAGGCAGAATTTATGGACTTGGGCGAAGAGCGCCTGGTCGTGAGCTTAGGCAGCTACGACAATTGCGTAAACAACCCTCCTGTCCCTAATGGAACAGACAGGGCAGCTGGCATTGACTTTTCCGCGGGTGGCGACGAGAACGTGATCGCAATCCGGGAGGGCAACCGAATCCTTCCGCTGATCACATGGCGCGAAAGAGACACGATGGCAACGGTCGGGCGGATCATTATGGAGCTAAAGAAAGCCGGGGTTAAGCCGGAGCAAGTATTCGCCGATGCCGGGGGCCTGGGTCTGCCGATGTGCGACGCGCTGAGCGAAGCTGGGTGGACCGTGAATCGGATTAACTTTGGTGGCAACGCCAGGGACAACGACGCGTATCAGAACAAGGGTTCCGAGATGTGGCACAGGCTGGCCCGGAAGATCGACACTTGCGACATCATCCTGCCCGAAGACGATATTCTCAAAAGCCAACTAGTGACCAGGAGAGCTCAAGCCACGTCCCGCGGGAAGCTGGGCCTGGAGTCAAAAGACGCAATGCGGTCTAGGGGGGTGGCATCTCCGGACAGGGCCGACGCGGTCGCAATGGCATGCGACAACTCTGGGATTGACTACGACTTGACAATGGCATACACGCGTCCATCTTTGCTTGAACTAATGAAGCAGGCATCCGCGGACAACGAAATGTCCGGCTGGGATGTCGGGGGATAAACCGGGAGGAAAACAACATGAACTGGAAAACAACTGCAACTGGAGTTTTGTCAATCGTAGTAGCTATTGCTGGGGCAGCGGTGGAATTTTTGAAGACAGGCAAAGTGCCTGACCTTGGAATACTCATCGCCGCGATCATCGCCGGAGTCGGGTTGATCAAGGCTGCCGACGCAAAATAACATTTTGTGTTTTCGTGGATTGGCGCTCTTATCGAATTGCTCAAGGCAATTGTAGGATTGTTCCCCGGGGAACGTGAGCGCAATGAGTCTGCGATTAGGAAAGAATGGGCGGAGGGTCGTAGTAGGATTGATTCTGCCTTTGGCACTAGCACTTGGTGGATGCGCAACCGTAGACCCAGTGG